TGTCTGCACTTAATATTATTTTTTTCATTATTAACCTCTCTCCTTTAAAATTATTTTATTTATATTAACTCCCGCCTGAATGGCTGAATGAGTTTCCAAAAGATTTGACACTTTCAAATTACTTATACCTAAATTATACCTAAATTATACCTAAGTGCAAATACTATATACCTAAATTATTAATATTTTTAGGTATATTTTCTTAGTTTTTCTCTATATATCTAATTTTTACACCTAAATTATACCTAATATATACCTAAATTTTGTTTTTGTGCTCTAATTAAAGTACTCTTACTTATTCCTACTAATTCTTCAACTTCTTTATAGCTATATACCCCACCATTAACTGTTAACATAGATAATGCATTATCTATTTGCTTCTTACTATACTTCTTCGGTCTACCTTCTTTATATCCTTCTTTAGTCCTAGCTATTTCCTTTCCTGATCTTGTCCTTTCAATTATCATATTCCTTTCCATTTCTGCTACTGCTAATAAAGTTGTTAAAAAGAATCTTCCCATTATAGTATTTTCTAATAATCCAACATTAAGAACATGAACTGCTACATTTTTATTAAATAACATCTCAATTATAGTAATACCTTCTTTTGTTGTTCTGGCTAATCTATCTAGTTTAGATACTACAAGAGTATCTCCTTTATTTAATTTATCTAATACCTCATTTAAAATTGGTCTATCCATTGTAGTTCCAGTATATTGTTCTTTGTATATTTCTACATTATTATATTTTTCTATTATTTCTCTTTCCTGCTGCTCTAAACTATTATTATCAATTTGTCCTTTAGATGATACTCTACAATATCCTATTATCATATTTTCTCCTTAAAATCTTTTTCTTTTACTTTTTAACTTGTACTCTCTTTTCCTATTGTTGTACATAATCCTTAATATATAAATGTCATCTTTACCTTTCTCTATTATCCTTCCAAAATATTTTTTTCCTATTGATTTAGATTTCTTCTTTTTTCTTTTTATAATTTTAATTTCTCTATTTAATTGTTTTTTTCTTTTTAAATATATTTTTTTACTATTTATATACCCTTTATAACTATTTATCCTTCCTGAAAACATAAAATCCCCCTTTGCTTTTGATACTTATTTTTGACACCTTTAAAAGTATTATATCATCATCTTTCTTTTGTTGGTATCATAACCGTTAATTTATGACACTTTTAAAATAAAAAAAGAGTTAAAAAATTATATGTATAATTAATTAACCCTAAGGTAATAATAAAGATATGAAATAAATATTAAGCAGCTTTCTTATTAGCAAAAGTAAAAATGATTTTTATAAACTTATTTAAAGTAATTTCATTTATGTTTTCACTTTTAAGATAGCTATATATACAGTGTGCTTCATTGCTGTATATTTTATCTGATAGAGTAGGATCATTAATATTTGACTTTAAAAAGTCTTTAGCATTAATAATCTCAGCTCTAGAAAGTTTTTTAGATTGTACAGCAACCTTAAATAATTGACTAGCTTGGGATTGTAAATCAATTAAATAATTTTGTTGTAAATCTAAACTTGACTCATGTACTTTTGCTTTAGTAATAGTTTGCTTTTTAACCTTTTTAGGTTTTAGCCATATTTTTATTTTCTGCAAAAAATAAAAATATGATATTCTAATAAATATAGAAGCTATTACTAAAGCTAAAAGTTTACCTAACAAGCCTAAATCTAGTAAATAGGTTATTGTTATTAAACTTAAAGTTATTACTAGAATAAGACTTATAAAGTCAGCAATTTTATGTGTCTTTTTTGACCACATTTAAGTCACTCCTTTTTTATTAGCTAATCAGCTAATTTATTAACACTGGATAAGTGTTTTTCTTTTGATTTGTAAAAATCTTTTCTTATGATTTGAAGCACAACCTTATATGAATATAAGGACATATATAGATATATATGTAGCAACCATAAGGGGTTTATTTTCTTTTCTTATTTTTTTATTATTACTATGGACAACCCCTTTGGCTTTATTACTAATTCTTAAGCTGTAGAATGTGAATACCCTAGACAAACTATTGTATATGCTATTAGATAAGTTATTGTACAATTTAATCTTCAAAAATAAATCGCTCTAATTTAGAATATTTAAGATCTGTATAAATGATATCAAACAATTTAGATGTTAATCTTATATCCCTGGTATGTGTAGGTCTTGCTATTATTAGACAAGGACTTTCTGAATTGCAAATCTTCTTAAATTCATCAGATTTATAAAACATTTCATATTTAATTAATTTCGACTTAGAAGTGTAATGATTTAAATCTACTTCTAAAAAATAATTAACTATAGTTCCTTCATAGTCAGCAACAATTAAAGCATCTGGCTTTAATTGCCCGTTCATTAAACTAACATTAGTGTTAAACTCTAAAATTTTAAAATCCAACTCTTTTAACTTCCTCCAGAGATCTTGTATAAATAAATCATGTGGAGAAACTTTTTTATTTAAATAAAATATTTTTTCTTCAGTATAGCTATTCCTATAGCTTAAAAGTATCCCTTTCTTTTCCAACGCCTGCATTCTTCTAGCAGCGCATCTATATCTATATTCTTCTGTTTTATATTCACCATCAAAATATAGACTACTTACATTTTTAAGAGATATAGCTCCATACATTTCTATATGCCTTAAAATGTTCCAATCTCTTTCTTTAAGCATAATTAAGCCCCCTTAACATTTCTATTCTTTTTAATTTTCTTTTTCTTAGACTCTACTATTATATTATTAGTTTTTTCTTCTATTGGTATTTCTTTAATTTTCTCTTTTAAAATAACTCCTTTTTTAGGTATAACAATTTCAGGAACATATTTAGCTAAATGTATCTGAGGTTGTTTTGATTTTATTCTTGGTATAAATACTTTCTCATATATTCCATTTCCTTTTATTATTGCTTCAAATTCATTTAATCTAGCTGCTTCAGTTGTTCCTATTGCAACCTTTGAATCTTGCCCTGAAAATTGCCTTAAGCTAATTACACACATCTGAGAACGTATTGTACTATTTACATTTTCTACAGTGCTTTTCTGCAATACCATTACAATGCTTATTGCCATAGCTCTCCCAGTTTTAGCTATCCTTTTTAAATATATCTCACATTCATTTTTTAATTTTTTAACTTCCTCACCATCTCCTTCTTCAACCTTAAAGAAACTAAATTCATCCATAAGTAAAATTATTCTCTTAAAAGCTTTATCTGGATTTTCATCATTCCAATGTTTTACACTTACATAACCATATTTATTTAACTCTTTTGCTCTAGCATCAGCCTTTTCTGCTACTTGCCTTAATATTACTAATGCTTCTTCTAAAGTATCTGCAAAAAGCTTAACTGGTTTACACTTAGAAAATATCTTAGTCTCTCCATTTATCAACTGAGTTATATAAACCTCAAAATCATTTTTATAGTTATATAATAAATTGGTTACACTTACAAACTCAGTGAATGTTTTTCCTGTTCCTGTAGTGCCTGTATAACAAACATGTGGATTTTCATCTAATGAAATTAGATATGGCTCTCCATTTGCTTTTAATCCTCCAAACCATTCATTGCAATTTGTTTTTATAGGACTAAAAACAAATTCTGGCTTCTTAGTTATCACTTCTATATCAATATAATCACTATACTTATCTTTTTTTATTTCTACAGTTCCCTTAAATGCTGTTTCTATTTCACTTCCAACATTTTTTAAAGCCATCCAATCACATCCTAATGGCGCCTTTACTTTAGCTAAAAATCCATAATCAGTTTTTATATACTTTTCTATCAAAAATGTTTCTCCTATTTTATTTCTAATTCCTTTAGTATCTGAAAGCTCTAAACACTTTTTCCATGTATTAATATTATTTAATTGCTCTATTTTTTCTTTTTCTAACTCTATTTCTTCTTTTTGTTCTCTTCTACTTTCAATATATCCATATACCGCTCCACCTAATGCTGCACTTATCATCGCTTCTAGTATCATAAACTCAACTCCTCCTTACAAACTTCACATGATAAGCTTTATACTCTATAGTACTTGAAAAAGCATTCTCTAAGTATGGAATTATTTTTATAAAATTATCCTCACAAAGTCCTATTGGAATAATTAATCTTGCTTCAAATCCAGTTTCATTTTGATTTATATCTTCTAATCCAAAAGTCATATTACTATTAGTTAATTGCTGATCTTTCATTTCCTCAATAGTTCTTAAGAATCTTTTTTTAACATGTGCTTCAAAATTAGTCTTTTTATTTATAATCTTCTTAGCAATAAACCAACTTGATGTTGTTGTTATTGCTGTAAAAAACATAGCTCCTAACATTTTTATTTGCTCCTAGCCATTATTATTTTCTTTTCTTTATTACCTCCTAAAGCTCTTAAAAAACCATAAGAAATTATACCTGCATATATAACAGCTCCTTCAAATGCCCCAAATCCAAAAACTTCCCCTAACATTTTGCAATAATTATAAATAATATCTAACATTTAAATCCCTCCTATTGTTGTACAATGTACTGTACTTTGTACGCTTTATAGTTCATAATATGTAAAAATAAAAAAATGTTTCTTGCTTTTTATAAAAAATAAAATAAATTTCTTAAGAAAATAAAAAAAGCAAGGTAGGAATTAACCTACCTTGCTTTTTACTATTCTTTATAAGCTAATAAGAAACTATCCTCACCTTTAGCTTTTAATTCTTCTTGTTTCTTTACTGCATTTTCTCTGTCTTTATAGCTTCCAACTACAACTCTAAAGTATGTGTTAGAAGTTTCTGTATTACCTGGAACGCTTTCAGGCTTATTTTCAACTTCTCCTATAGTTTTATCTAATAAACCTTCTGCAATAGCTTTAGCAATAGCCTTAGCATTAAATTTAGCTACATCTGATGAAGAATCTATAAAACAAACTTCTACTAATATAGCTGGCGCATTAGTGTTTTTAATTACATATAAGTTTCCTACCTTAACTCCTCTATCTCTATAACCATAATGTACTAACTTAGAGTTAACTCTCTTAGCTACTCTTTCTGCTTCTCCACCTCTAGCACAAATATAAGTTTCTGTTCCTACTCCACCACCTGCGTTAAAATGAATTGAAACAAAATAATCTACACCTATAGAGTTAGCTTTATTAACTCTATATCTTAAACTTTCATTTACAGTACTAGCACTGTTACAATGACAGTACTTAGTTGTATGTCCTTCTTTTTCTAAGTATTCACTTAAATAAGTAACTACTTGTCTTGTTAAATCTTGCTCCTTATATCCATTTCCTTGCGCTCCAGTATCTGCCCCACTTGTACAATGTCCTGCATCTAATCCAAAAATTTTACTCATATCAATCACTCCTATTAAATTAATTTTTAAAATAATAAAAGGATCTTTGCAGATCCTTTCAACTTATGCATTTTCATTTATTGGTTCTTTCTTCTTACCTTCTTTAAGTTGTATTAATGCATTTTTTAATTTTTCTGGAATAGGTGCTCCTAAACTTGCACAATTTTCTAATAAACTAATTCCTTCATTTGCTATATAAAAATATGCCACCATTGTTCTAAACATCCAACTTCCAGTATTAAGTAATCTATCTAATGATACAGCAACTATAAGAACTATAAGTATTACACATTTTCGTGCTATTCCTTTTAATCCTACATCGCTGCTTAAATCCTTATTTACATACCCTCTAATTACACCAGTTAGCTGATCTAATATCATAAAAATAACCAAAGTGATTAATGGTATATCCCATACACCCAACAACCAAGTTAATCCAGTTCCTAATGCCATTACTAATAATTTAATGTAATCAAATAACTTTTCCATTTATACACCTCTTTTTATTATTTTAAAAAGCAATAAAAAAAGAGCTTTAAGCTCTAATCTTATTGCTAATCTATTCATTAAATTTCTACTTACTTATTACTTCATCCGCTGTCATTAAACTCATTAATTCATCATGCTCTTCTTTAGTCATTCTTCTTCTTTCGTAGTACTTTCCAACTTTGTGCATATAATCCTCTCTGTCATAATCTCCGCTTAAGATAACTATTTTCATCATTTCATAAGGAGTTCTTGCCATACTTTTCACTTCACCTTTCTTATTTTTAAATTTTATATCTGAACTTAGAATTGCTTGTGGAATATCTAAAGCAAATTCTACTTCCATTAACCTGAAGTCCATATCTACATTTTGCTTTACAAGTTCTAAATCACTATCAGTTAGTGTTAATGTAGTTGATTCAAAATCTTGTCTTAAATTTTTATTTTCTTCTTCTAAAGCTCTATTCTCTCTATTCAAGCGAGAAATAGTAGCTGCTGCGTTAACTGGTGCTTTAAAACTACTTGTACCACTTATAGCATTTTCAAATCTAACATAAGTTTTTTCATTAAAAGATTTTACGTTAATGTTTTTAGTTAAAGGGGTTTCTATTGGTTCTTCTAAAACATAATAAGTATTCGTTTTATCTGTTATTATATTTTCTAGCGATTCATCACCTTCTCTATACTCTCTTTTATCTATTCTTTTTATAGCAACATTTCTTAAAGAATTAAGTTCATCACTTATATAATTTATTCCTCTAAGTCCTTCATCAAACCCTAAATTTTGCAATAAAATATCTTTTTTATTTTGTTTTATAGAACCTTCATTATGACTTAAAATACTAATTTTATCTTCTTGTTGTCCAAAGGATTTTATGTCCTCAAAATATTGAGGAATAGGCTTATTTGTCCAATCACCTTCTAATATCAATATATTTTTACTAACAGAATAGATATTATTAATGCCATTTCTAGGTAAAAGCCTTAAAGTTTCAGCCTTTATTGTGTTATTTATAGTAAAAACAAACTTTTTTAACCCTTTAGATTCTGCCACTAATTCAGTTGTTGATGCTAATTTATTTCCATCACTATTCATAAAAGAAAAATGAAGAGCTCCTGAAGTATATTCTATTAAATTGACTATAACCGTATATTTTTGATTTTCTTTTAACGTTTGAGTTAATCCATATAAAATAGATGGTTGTCCACTTCCACTAGGCAAATTTAAAGAGTAATTATCTCCACTATCTACCCATTTTGAGATTGCATTTTTGATATCAGCTTTAAAATTTTGTAAAGTCCTACCCTTAACAATCATATTAGTTGTCATACCCTCAATAGAATTTTCTATAGCATGACTTTCTTTATCTTCTTGTTGCAGCATAGAAACTTCTATTTTCTTATTAAGTCTATCTACTTCACAATCAATTCTTTCGTCTAAGCTATTAAATTTCTCTCCAGTTGTTGCGGATCTAGCGTTCTTTAACTCTTCTGTATTAGCATTTATTTTACCCTCGAACGCATTGAATCCTTCTTCTCTTTTAGTCTCCGCAGCTACTCTTCCCTCTTCTGCTGTAACTCTTAAATTCTCAGCCTCTACTCTTCCAGTTTCTGCTGTTACTCTAAGCTTTTCCGCTTCTACTCTTCCAGTTTCCGCAGCAACTCTTTTACTCTCAGCTACTTTTCTAGCATTCTCAGCTTCTTCAAAAATGCCTTGTCTTTCTTCTTCATTCTGAGTAAAAGTATTATTTCTATTTTCTTCTCCTGCAACTCTAAGCTTTTCAGCTTCAGCTCTTAAAAGTTCTGCTGCTACTCTTCCCTCTTCTGCCTCATTCCTTGCTGCTTCACTTACTTTAAAAGCCTCTTCTCTAACTCTCTCACTTTCTTCAAAAGTTAGATTTCTATCGTTTTGAGCTTCATTAAAAGCTGTACCTCTAGTTCTTTCACTTTCAAGGAATGCAGCATTTCTTTCTTCTTCTTTCTGACTGTAAAGATCATCTCTTCTTTTTTCAGCTTCAGTTCTTAAAGCTTCAGCCTCTTGCCTGCTAATTTCATTATTTCTTCTTTCTTCTTCAGCTTCATTGAAATTAGTATAAGTATTTTGTCTTATATCTTCTGCCTCTTGTCTTGAAGTTTCAGCTTTTTTTCTTTCATCTTCTGCTATAACCCTAGTTTTTTCCGCCTCAACTCTTTTAGTCTCAGCTTCCTTCCTATTCACTTCATCAGTTTTAGCTTTATTATTAAATTTAATTCTTTCTTTTTCGGATTCTATTCTTAAATTTTCATTTGAATTTCTTATCTCTTCATTTTCTTCAAAAGTTGATTGCCTGCTAAGCTCAGCTTCCTCTCTAGCTCTTTCATTAGTTACTCTAGTATTCTCAGAAACTTTTCTATTACTTTCAGAAACTTTTCTATTATTTTCAGCTTTTATTCTTTCAAGTTCATTTGCTACTCTTTCCTCTTCTTCTGTAATTCTAATATCCTCTGATTGCAATCTAGCTTTTTCATTTTTTTCTCTTAACATTTCATTAGCTTTTCTTTTTATCTCATTCTCTTTAAATTCAGAATTTATAATTGTTATATCTTCACTAGCTTCTTTTAAAGCATCTAAATTATTAACAGCATCATCAACATATTTAGATACTTTTTCTAAAGTTGGAATTGAATCAGCGCTATCAATTATTTCTGCATTCATTGTATTTGATACAAAAAAATAGAACTCTTTAGTAGTAATTTCTGTTTCTCCAGATACTACATTAAGTTCTAATTTAACTATGCCTTCACAATTAACAAATTGATCTTCTAAAACAACTTTCAAGTCTTTTTCTTCTAAGTTTAATCCTTCAATTTGCTCTACAGATTTTCCATCAGATTTAGCCCCTAACAATCTAAATTTACTTCTAGAGTAATCCTCATCGTTTAATAACTTAATATTAAGTTCTATACTATCTCCACGTTCAACACTACCTAGATTAGGCTTAAAGTTGTTTAAATCAAGAAAAAGTTTGTTTATCATATATTACCTCCTTTTGTATTATAAGCTATTTTTCATCTATTTAAATTTCTTTAGTATCCCTACCATCTGGATTAGTGCATATCCCAGACCCATCGAAATCATACCACTTTCCATTTATAAATATAGTTTCATCGTAAGCCATTATCCCATTAAATTTTAACCAATAATAATTAGACTCTTTGTGTAGCCAATCGTTTTTTAACAAAGCTCCTCCACGCCCTGCATAATACCAATTAGCCTGATAAGAATAAAATTCTTCTTCTGCCATCATGGTATTATCTTTAATTAAATAAGTATTATTATTGTAATAAATCAAAGTAGGTTTTATTACCATTCTTCCGTATTCATCAACCCAGTAATATACTACTTTATCATTATAAGTACCTGCAATGAATTTATTTCTATCCAATGCCCCAGTTTCGCTAGCGTGATAATCATATCCACCCAACTTAGCCCATTCATTCTGTGCTATAAAACCATCTTCTTTAACAAAGTAAAAATCAACTTTATTTTGATAAATTCCAGTAGTAGCAACCTTGCCAGCTCCATCTGTCATTTTATATTTTCCATAGTAATCTAAAAATTCAAAAGGCATAATGTATTCCAAGCAACAAGGATAGATAGCTCCTTTTGTTATTTTAAACACCGTCATATCATTATTATCATTCGAAAAAACTTTACCATTATACTTTAAACACTTTAAAGCAAAGTTCTTTATTATATCTTTCTTATACACTTCTAGTCTATCTATTAAGCAGTATCTAGCTTGTAATTCTTCAAACCTTTTATCACTATTCCCGCCATCCGCGCCATGGTGACTTAATTTATACAGGTCTATTTTCCCTATTCTTCCTGCAAGAAAATTTTCTGTTGCAGTTGTGCTATCTCCTGGAAATAGGCTTTTAGTTCCATGGCTTACTAATAGATAATTAACACTAAGAGAGTTTAAATTAGTGTAATCTCCATAAAATTTACTTGCAAATACTTCTATATAATCATTTTTTCCTATAGTGAACCTCTGGTCATTTGCAACTATCTTTTGTACTCCAAATCTATCTGCTGCCGCTAACATTCTATCATGGTACCCTTTAGTATCCCACTCAACTTCTTGGGATGGCAACCTAGAATAATCTATCCCATCCTTATACACAATAAATTGAGGTCTATACTTCTCCAATACCTTTGGTGCATTCCCTATGTGGTCGCTGTGATCGTGGGTAGCAAAGAAATACTTTAGTTTTTTCACTCCAATTTTATCCAATTGTTCTATCATATTTTGATAGTTTTCTTCCATGAAACAATCAATCATGCTAAAACTTCCATCATCAGCTTTTATTATTATACAATCCCCATAAGAACCCTCTCGGTTTTTTAAGTTATAAATAATAGTTTCAGTATTATCTTCAGCTTTTTCTGTTGTATAATCTAAATTTACTTCTAAAGAAGCTATATCATTAGAGTTTTTTTCTATATCTCTATATAAATTATCAATTCCAGTAACTTTTTTTAATGCTTCAGTTAATGCTGAAAACTCATTTGTACTTTCTATTGCACTATCATTTTTCAATTTTTTTATAACCTCAATTTCAAAAGGTATATTTGAAAGTATAGATTCATTTTCATTTATAAATAGCTCACATTTTAATTTGCCTGGTATGGCTAAAGCTTGAGTAGTAAGTTCTAACTCTGCTAAATTATTAATGTTATCAATAGTAAGATTATTAAAGATTTGAGTACCATCTGGTTTATCTATATATATAATTACTGAAGCTTTCTTTAAATTTATAACTCCATAATCATTAAAAAATCTAAATAATAAGTATCTACTTTTAACATCACCTTGTTTAGCAACTATCTTTTTTAAATACTTTTTATCTACATTTATATCTATTATTTTTGTATTTAAAGCCATATTAAAATCTCCTTAAGTTGTAATATTTACTGCGTACACATTACCATTAACATTTAAATTCCCATTTACAGTAATACTTCCACCTTTCATTTTATAAAGTAATGTAGTGCCAGAACTATTATATATAGTAAACTCATCATCTCCAATTTCAAATAATACTTTAGAATTACTATCTGCAACCATAAACTTTTTATCTGTTTCTCCAATTTTTATAACCATATCCTTATTTGTACTATCAAAAAATAAATGTTTACCAAAAAAAGCTCCAAACAAATGAATATTTTTCTTAAACTCAGATTCTTCCAACCATGTTATAGGATATGTGTTTCCTAATATACCGTATTTATCAAATTCACCATACGCTGGAACTACTCGACTTCCTGCTATCTCATATCCTAATGACATAGCACTATCAGCATCATTTGCTAGACAAACCATAGGTTTATTAGGATCTTTTTTATTTATTAAAGATAATAATCCACCTATATAATCATCTTCTTTAAGATAATTAAATAATCCAATTTTGTTATTAGCTATTTCCATAGCCTTCTTACCATTATTTCTGAAAATGGCTCCGCCAGATTTATTTAAATCTAATTCAAAACTTTTGTCCATATTAGTTATTAATACAGTTCTTAAAATACCTATTAATTCATCTGCATAAGCATAGCCACCACCAATAAAAGTTCTCCAATCCCAATCACTATCATCAGGAAGTCTTTTACTAGCAATCATAATCCCACTTGTACCTAATGCTAATGCTCCATAGGTTCTGGATCCTTTTATTTTATCTTCAAATAAAATTGCTCTTACTTCCTGTGGTTGTGCAATATCTCTTAAAGCTCCAAACTTAGTTTTTAAAGCATCAACTATACCTTCTAGAGTATTTGCTTTAACCCCACCATTTGATGTTGTAATCTTATCTATAGTATTTACACTATCAATCAAATTACTTTTTGGTAAGCTTTCATTACTAAGTGTGATATTCGTATATTTTTGAGTTAATAAATCCATTTCTATTGCAATTGCTCTAGTTTTTATATCTATTCCTAACATTTCATGCTCTGCTGTTATCGTATCGCCTAAATTAACTATATATCCATCTTTAACTATACCTTTAAGAGAGTTTGATTTATTAATCATGTCTACTTCAAAAGTAATTTTAGGTAAGTCTATATGATTATTTTTAAACACTTCTTTAATCCTTTTTCTTGCTTCTTCAAAAGCTTCTTCTTTAGTATTAAATCCTTCTTCGTCTTCAGGGCTTTCTTTTACCTTTATATCATCAAATTCAACTATACCTTCGTAAATTTCAGGATAATTATTAATTAAAGGTGAATCAACGTATTGTTCAGGCAACATTAAACCATCATACATAACTATAATAGCTCTTGTTATAATATCTTCACTGTTTCTATTTCTTTTAAAAGACACAGAATTATTTCCATACTTACATTTAACTCCATGATCTGCACCTATTCTATGATTTAGTGTTACAGTATAGTTATTTAAAAATAATTCTCCGCCCCATCTATTTAAAATACTGTTATCATCATTTCCTACGACAGCTTCTAAAATACTTTTTCTTATAAAATATGAAGTATTAGTATTAGTAATATTACTTTCCCCTCTAAAATTTGTACCTGCAAAAACAGTATTCAAAGCTACTTTTGCATTACAATTAGTAGGTCTTACATCATATAAATTCTTAGTGTCATTTACATTTTTACAATATGTTTTATTTAATTTGAAAAATATATGTTTACAATTTACAATAATCCCTTCATCTGAACTATCATCTAAATCATAGATATAATATAAATCTTCTCCCCAAGGTAAATCTACCTTTATTACATCATTAACCCCTATACTCTTCCATCTACCTTTTTCATCAAATGGATGCACTAAATTTACTTCCCAAAGACCATTTAACTCAATTCTTATTGTAGCTTCTATAGGTTTTAATATCATATCACCATTCATATTGTAATCCTTATTATTTTGCTTATATAGTTGTATCATTTACTCACCTCTTTTCTTTTAATAATCTCTCAAATTAGTTTTAAGATAAATCTGAATGTTTTCTCCAGTCCAATTTATTATATTTTCCCCTTCCTCTAAAAAAGGAAATTTACCACTCATTATATTAGTTACTATTCTTCCATCTTTATAGCAAAGTTCTTCCTCAGAATCTACAATAACTTCTTGCCCAACATTTAAAGAAAAACTCTTATCATTAAAAGTTATAGTTGTATTACCTTCTCCAACCACTCTTAAAATAGGAAATGATTTAACACCAGTATTAAAAACAATATAATTTTTATTTATTTTAATTTCTCTGCATCCATATGCAGAATACTCATATCCTTCACATATAAATTTAACTTCAAAATCTGCAACTCCTATTTCTCTTTCAATATTACTAACTTCTAATCTTTTTACTTTATAGTAATAATCTTCATCTTCACTAAAAGATAATTTATTATCCTTTACTTTTCTTAACCAATTTTTAATTAATCTTTTTTTATAATTAAAATCGTCATCATTTATATATAGAAAATTAAAAGATATAGTTATCTCTATATCTTCAACATTTTCATATTCAGTTATATAACCTCCATTTATTCCTTCTGCCTTATCTTCTTTATATTTAAAAGAAGGAATAGGTAAGCTATGTCTTGCAATAGCTTTTATACCTAAATCAAAACAATCTGTATTATTAAAAGTTACATTAAACATAGCTTAAAACCTCCTCTTTGAAATATTCTTATCTACATTTTTAATTACACTGCTAGTAAGTTGATTTGTTAATTCCCTACTATTCAACTTTGTTACTATCTCTGCATTTAGTGTAATGTTTTGCAAGCCAGAAACTATAGCTTGTGCTATCAAAGTTCCAAATTGACCAAAATCCACACCTAAATTAATATCAGATTTTGAATTTACATTAGGTAAATTATTAGTAGCTCTTATAAAATCAGTCATCATACTACTTCTAGCATTATTAGAAATAGTATAATATTGTCCACTTTTTGCTATATCGCTTAAAGGACTTATATTACCTTCTAGAACTGGAGTTAAATCACCTTCATTCCCTAAACTAAACCAGTTAAAAGGATTAATTTTAGATATAATTCCACCTATTTTACTACCTATACCAGATATATAATCCCATGCTCTTTTAAATGGAGAAGTTATAAAATCATACACTCTAGAAAATGCATTTCTAACTCCATCAACTACTCCTTGTGCTAAGTTAGAACATGTATTTTTTATATTAGACCATATATTACTTACACTTGATTGAATTCTAGAACCCCAACCAAATATCCAATCAACAAAAGAATTCCACTTTTGAATTATCCAATCAACCATAGCTTGTGCAAGTTCACTACATTTTTGCTTTATACCAGACCAGCATTGACTCATCCACTCCTTAAACTGAGTCCACTTTTGAATAGCCCAATCACAAAAATTAGCCCAACATTGTTTAATTTCATCCCATTTCGCTATTACTAATACAACTATTGCTATTAAAGCAGCTATAGCAGCAATAACTAATAAGATTGTTCCTGTAAGTGGTAGCATAGCTATATTTAAAGCACCTGCTGCAATAGCCATACTACCTATAATCGGTACAACCATACCTAAAATAGATAATAAAACTCCAATTACTCCAACTACTATAACCAAAGTCCCTGCTAGTTTTGGATTTTCTTGAACCCAATTTGAAATAGCATCTATAATCTTTTGTATATATGGCATAAGTTCATTTATTATTGGCATTACACTTTCAGTAAGTGGCATCACAATATTTGTTGTTGTACTTCTTTTAAGACTTTCTAAAGCACTTCCTAAATCATCATACTTAATAGAATTCATTTCATTAGCAGTATCTATAGTTTTATTAAAATTATCTCCTATTTCACCTAAAGCTCCTATAACTTCTGGACTTAAATCTTCCCACATAGTTCCAAATAAAGCTGTTCCAACTAAGTTTTGCTCTTGTTTATCAGTCATGCTCATTATTTTTTCTATTATTCCAGTATAGGTTTCTTTAGCCTTTTCTCCACCATTAGTCATGGCAGTTGCTACTTCATCAGCATTTAAACCAAGTGTTTTTAAAGCTTCTGCTGATCCAGTTGAACCATCAGTTAGCCTTATATTAAATTCTTTAACAGCATCACCAATTTTATCTAGATTCCACGCCCCTGCTTGAGTTCCATCATAAAAAATATTAAACATATCTTCTGCATCAAGACCAGCCTTTTTAAATTGTGGAGAATATTCATTGATAGAATCTAGTAACTCATCTGAAAAATCAAGTCCTTGTTTAGCTCCTTGAGATATTAAATTAAAAGCTTCATCAGAACTCACACCAAAGTTTTTCATTAATGTATTTACAGTTCTTACACTTTCATTGATATCATAGTCAAAAGTATCTCTCATTAAGAATGCTTTTTCTGTTGCATTTTGTAATTCTTCACCAGTTAACCATAAATATTTGTTTATAGAACCAACTGCATTAGCTACATCATCAAAGCTATCTCCATAGTTACCTGCAAAGACATTTTTAACTATAGGTTCTATTTCTTCCATTTCTTCTTTAGTTAACATTGTAGAAGCTTGAATTTGGTTCATAGCACTATCAAATTCATTTACAGTTTTAATAGCTTCACCATATCCATTTAATATTGCATCTCCAGCTTCAGAAGCTTTTTCACCTACATTTTGCATACCTTCTCCAACAATAGTTAGTTTAGCTGCAAAATCAACACTTTCTTTAGCTGAAGTTTCTAACTCTTCTTTAAAATCATCTAATCCTTTAGGAGATTCTATATCATTCATCTCACTATTGAGCTTCTTTATTTCATTTTGTAATTTACCTGCTTCTGCTTCAGTTTTATTTATTGTAGACTGTATTGTTATAAGTTTATTATTAGCATTTACAACCGCATTTGCTTTAGTCTCAAAAGCCTTTTCTGCATCCTTGATTTTTTCTTTAAGCTCTGTAACTTCTTTACTGCTTTTACCAAACTCATTTTCTGCTTTTATAAGTTCTTCTTTAAGTCCCTTTAGCTTTTCTTCCGCTTTAATATAACCTGTTGTACTTTTATCAAGGGTTTCTTTAGCCTTTTCGAGCTGTTGATTATAAACATTTATTTTCTTTTGTAGTAAGCCATATTGACCTTCAAGTAAATCTAATTTAGCTTTCTGACCTTCTAAGCTATTAGAAAAATCATCGCTACCTGCTTCTGCTTTCTTAAAATTACTTTCCAAAAGTTTCATTTCAGATGTAATTGATTTTAATTGCTTATCAAAACCAGAATTTTTCAAGGCTAAATCTACTACCAATTGCTTTTCAGCCATACCTTACATCCTCCATTTAATCTAAAACTTTATATTTCTTTGTATCTCCTTCAGTATTAACAACCTTATTAGATTTTTTATTATCTACCTTGTTGTATTTGACATGTATATCTAATTGTTTAAATAGAAAATTTAAATCAGTTTCCCAAATATCAATATCATTCCACTTTAAAACAGTACTTGCTAAATAATATAGATGGTCTATATCTATATAGCCATCATCATCTACTTTTTTTCTTCTTCACCATCCGCAGTTGGCATAGACCTTCCAGTTAACTCCATTAGTGGATTTCCTAATGCAGTTATAAGGTCAAAATCATCGTATTGTCCGAGCTTTCTTTTACCTAATATGGCACCTGTTTTTTTACTCTTAACTGTACTAAGGATTAAATTATAAATAAGGTCCATATCTTGTTCTTTTTCTATTTTATTTAATGCTTTTAAAAGCCCCATTTTTGCATTTGATTGGAAATGTTGAATTGACTTTATATCTAAAGACATATAACATTCTTCTCCATTTAAAACTAATTCAACTCTTTTTTGTTTTCCTACATTAATTACATGTGCCATTTTAAAGCCTCCTTTATGGTAAATTGTTAAAAAATAAAAGAGTATCTAAAAAGACACTCTTTTAATAGTAAAAATTATTCCTGGTTTGCAGTTGGAACTTTTGTGAAAAAATTATCCCAAGCTGTTTTAGCTTCACTATCCCCACTTGCTGCCTCAACTTCTTTTTGATCCATTAAAATATCAACATTATCAAGAGAATCTGAAATTGCTTTACCACTAAAAGTAAATACTTCCCCTTCCGAATCAACATCATTTTTTTGTTCATCTTTAGCTAATGAACAATATTTTAGACATCTTCTTCTAACCGTAGAATCATCCATAACAATTTCATAAGCTAACGCTCCAGAAACTGGTATAGTAGATGTTTTAGTTATCTTCATGCAATGACTATACTCTGCACCAGTTATTTGACTTTCTACCTTAGGTGGTAAATTTGAAGATACTCCTAAAGTAATATCTACACTTTCCAATACCTTTGTAGATCGTTCTATTTTCATATCTCCCTTATATTCTTTTTCTTTATAATTGTTCTTAGTTTCTAAGTTTACAGCCCATTCTAAAGGTATAGGCGAACCATATTGATTATCGCCAGTTGATGGGAAAAATGTTACTTTTCTTATACCTAATTCTCTTGCCATATTAAGCCCACTCCTTATTTTATATAATAAAAAAAGATAGTTTTTAATTAAAAACTATCTTTTACTTCTGGTAACTCTCTTGAATTTCTTTGTTTTTCCAATTCTTTTCTTTCCATTTATACTTACAAGTATTACATTGATAATATATATATTTATCATTTTTACCTACTCCAACAGTATAAAATGGTGTAACTATAACTAAGCCTACAAAAAACAAGCCATCTAAAACTCCCAAAAACATATTAAACATAGTTAATGGTGCAAATAAAAGCATTGAAGCAACTATCAAACCACAACAAATAAGTAATCTCTTTCCTATTTGTTTCCAAATTAACTTCCTCCACCCTTTAAAATGACCACATTTCGGGCATCTTCTACTTATAAAATTTAACATATAGATTAATCTCCTCATTAACAACTCTATGTTTATACTATATGTAAAAGCAATTTACTTATCAATACTAAAACATATTGTTCATAAAAATGTTAATAAATTGATTTATTACAAGTTATAACTGTTTCAAATAAATCTTTTTGCTCTATAGTTTCTAGTACTTTTATATTTCTAAATCCATTTTCAATTAAGAATTTTTTTAACTCTTTAATCTTTTTAGTAATATCATTTTTTACTATAAGATTTATAAATACTTCATTATCAGTAAACTCTTCTTTTGCATCTGCTAAAATTGAATCTTGCCTGAATTTATATGTAATACATTCAGTAGCTCCACTAGGTCTTCTTATAAAAAAAGTAGGTATTTTAATGCTATTTTCTAACTTATCAAAAATATCTTTCATAAATACCTCCTTTAATTTAAAATTTTATTAAGTTCTTTTTCTAAATCTTTATAAATATTATCAAGAATCTTACTCTCTATTTTTTTAAAACTTTTGTCCATCCATAAAAAATTAGGATTATAATACTTACCATTTAACCATAAAGTATATCCATAATGTTGAAAATAAAGTTGTTTACATTTATCCCAATTTTCTTTAGTTATCCCAACTTTAATAAAACTTGTATTCCCTTTGCTTTTAACTTTTCCTGCTTCTAAGTATCTATATGAGTTTTCAGAATTTTTAGGTGCATCAACCTTTTGTTGATCTAAAACTTTTTTAGCTTGTTCAGTAAGTATTTTTTTACTTGCTTTTTTACCAACATTCCCTAACGCATCTAATGTTTTATATAAATCATTAAATCCACTAGCCATTATATTCACCTACAATTTCATACTCTTTATTTTCTTCTTTAATATTACTACAATAAACAATATTAAATTCTTTGCCATTGTATATTAAAATATCCTTATTAGTTAAATTTAAATCTCTTATATACCTAATATAAAACCTAGTAGTTATAACAGAACCTTCACCATCAGCAAAATTTATTTCTTTACCACTGGTGTTAGATATTCTAGCTCTACAAGTTAAAATTTCTTTATAATCTGGAATTGGTAAACCATCATCATTTTTTTTAACTCCAATAGCTCTCTTTATTATTATTTTATGCTTATAACTTCTGCAATTCATTTATTCCTCCCTATTAAAGCAAATTGTTAGGGTGTAAACTTAAAATATTTTCAATGCTTTTCTCATGATTATTATGGCCATCATAAAATTGTTCAACAAGCATATATAAAGCAGCAACTATCTCTTGTTTTTCATCTAAATATGAATCACTTTGTCCTGTGTGATTTCTTATATAGTCTTTTGAGCTATCTAAAAAAGTTTGAATTAATAAATCACTATCACCATCAAAAACATTTAAATAATTTTTTATGTCTTCAAGTGAAATTTTGCTAAAATTTGATCCAAACAAATTATTTACCTCCATTAAAAGGAGGGAATTTACCCTCCACAAATTAAGAAGCTGGATTAAATATTCCAGCTACAACATCAGGATTTTTTGTTTTTCCATCCATATAAACATCTGAACCGTATCCTATAAGTCCAGCTCTCTTATAAGTGGAATCATCATAAGTATTTATAACAATTTGCTTTTGGGTATTAGTATGATAAGCACCTTTATTAGCTAATATTATTACACAATTTTCCCCTGAAGTTTCTAAGGTAGCTAATGTATCAGAACAGTCAACTGGTAATCCTAACAGAGTATAATCTGACTCTTTAGTTAAATCAGGCTGTAATAAAGGTCTACCATCAGCATCTTTTAGTAGATCTAATTCTAATAAAGTGTCTGAATGCATAAACCATTTTGCTTTCTTAAGTCCTGATTTTTTTATTTTAGCTTTAGCTTTCTTTAAATCATCAATACCTATTTTTCCTCTTGTTTCTAATGTATGTTTTTTAGTTATACCCTGAATTAATCCAGTAGGTTGATTTGAACCAGTCCCTTTAAATATTGCTTCTTCAATTGCATCCACCATACTTTCTGCTATATCTTCTTTTAAAAATGCAGTTAAATTAACTTCTTGTGAATTTAACATTTGCTGAGTTATTGCACTTTCTCTATATAATCTATGCTGCTTTAATATTACACTCTCTAAAGTTGGTGCAGTAGCTTTATCACTTGTATCTGGTGTAGTTCCCTCTTGTAACCAACTCGCTTGACAACTAGAAGCCTTCTTTAATATTTTATAATCTCCCTTTACACTTGTTGCATCAAAGAACGCATATACTGCTGATCTATCTTTTAACTCTTTAATTATATCCTTAGATAAAGTTTCTCCTACAGCTACTCCACCTTGATTTTGTGTTCCAGTGTTTAACGCAGTTCTTAATTCTTCCTCTTGAATTTCTTCAGCAGTTCTCTCTTCTTGTTTCTTATCTTTATTCTCTTTAGACTTTCTAGTAACTAATGTTCTTGACTCTTCTTTTATTCTTAAAGTTTCATCAATCTCAGCTATTTCTTGCTTTAAATTATTGTACTTTTCAACTTCCTCTGTACTTAATGCTCTTGTTTCTTCATCAGCTTTATTAACAATAGCTTCCATATCAGCTATTAGATCATTTCTTCTTTCCTCTAATCCCTTTTCAACTATAGTTCTTAACTCAAGTCTTCTTTTTATCATACTTATTAAGCCTCCTATTTTCTTTTTAAACTTTTAATTTCTTCTTTGTATTTAGAGTTATCAACTTTATTAGTATTATCTGCTATTTTAACAACTGAATCTAATGCCCTTGTTTCAGTTAACACCTCTTCATTTGCCCTAGTCTCTATTGAAGTAGCACTATAAGCAGGAACCTTTGTATTATCAACAATAGATACTTCTGTTAACTCTAAATCTTCAACGTATCTACGCTGAACACCTTCCTCGATGTCTTCCCATCTGTCTTTTACTGAGTAAAATCCAAATGACCATCCTCTTAGTTCATTCCTTTTAGCTTTTTCAATAACTTCTGCATCAGTTATTGTAGCTATAGCTCTTAATCCAATGTTATCCTCAAAAAGCTCTAAATTTCCTTCTGTAGTACTTCCTAACTTTCTATTTTTATCATGATTAAGAAGAATATCTACATTTTCTGCTTTTTCTAATGCTCTTTGAAAGGCTTTAGGTACTATTTGTTCTCTAAAACTGCCTTTTACATCTGGAATAAGCCTACTATCTCTAGCAACTGCATTAACATAACCGTCTATGATAATGCTATTGTTCCTTATTTCCACTCTCATTTAATTCACCCCCTTTCAAATCATCTGATTTATGAGTTTGACCAGTATTTGGTGTGAAAATAGTTTTGTTTTTAACGTCATATAAAACCTCACCTAAATTCATTCTCAAATAATTAAAGTCAGCTATTTCAGGTAAATCCTCTAAATATCTGACTTCGTTTGTTAATATAAAACCATTTTTAAGTCCAATTTCATAAGCTCTATATCTTTTCTCTATATCTCCTCGGTTTAAATCCTTAGTATCAACTGCAAAAAATAATTTCCCTTTTTCTTTTTCAAGAATAAGACTTTTATTTAAAGCAGATTGTAGATTTGTTATTATAGGATTTATAGCTCCTTTTATAAACTGATTTTCAATTTTCTCACTTGGATTATCAAATAAACCTGATGGTATATTTAACAATCTATATCCATCCGCTGAATTTATTTTTTTATTTTCTATTAATTGCATTTCTACTGATGTTTGTTGTAGCTCTTTATAGTCTAATCCATCATTAAGTATTACACATGTTTCCTTTGAATGTTTTCCATAAAGCTTATTCCAACTCTCCTTAAGCTTATCTAAAGCCTCTTGAGATAATTTTTTCACGCTTTTAATAACACCCTTTTTAATTCCACCAGTTTTAACTTGTGAATTTTCAAATTCTAAAGCATTATACATTGTAGAAAGTATCAAATTACTTTCTTGTATTATTCCAATACCTTCAGAACCATTTTTACTCTTTCTATTTAGTGTTATAAACTCATAATGCTTATACTCTTCACCAGCTACAACAATAACATTTTCTTTGAAGATAGGATCTTGTCCTTCATTAACAGATACATCATTAGCTTTTACATAGTGAAGTGAAGCCACATTATTCCCCTTCTTATTGATATAAACATATCCGTTCCCATCAAGTAGGTAATCCTCTACCATAGCTTTTTTCATTTCAAAACCAGTTAAAATATCTCCAGTCTCATCATTTAAAAGCTTAGTTCTAATATCATCTTTTACCTCTTCAATATTTCCACCTTCATCTTTATATAATTTAATTTCTAAACTAGCAATAATATCACTTATTAAATTAACTCCAGATGAAATAGAAGGTATCTTTAAAGCTTCACTTCTTCCAATTACAGTATCACTAGATGAACCTTGCAAAAATAAATCTTTAGCTAAATCCTCTTCTTTAACAACTTCCTTGTTTCTTCTAAAGAATCTCAAGTTCTCACCTCCTCTCTAGGTAGTTTGAACTGCCCAATCATCTTCTGCTAACATTTCATTCTCTTGTAGCAAATAAGCTGCATCAATTATACTCATTACCATATCTATTTTTCCTATAGATTTTTTCTTATTAAGATACTTATTTAAATTTGTATCTTTAGTTGCTCTGCAATTTACAAAGTTAATTTTCAATAAATCATTTTCCTTATACTTAAATTTTTTCCTAAGTATATACTCTTTGATTAACTTTATAGGTGCATGTAAGATTGAACTATGCTGTTTCACTTCAACAGTAGTCATTCCTTCCTTATCTAGTCTTTGAGCTATTGCTCTTGCATTCCTAATATCATATCCAAATTGAATGACATTACAATTAAACTTCTCTTCAACTTCAAGAATAAGATCTATAATAAATTCATAGGATATTACTGTATCTCCACACCCATAACAATTTCCTTTTTTAATAAATGCTTTATAATCAACTTTTTCCTTAAAGCTTTTAATTTCTATTTTGTCCTGTGGAATTATAGCAAATACCTCGCTAAGTATCTCATCATTATCAGAATCATATGCTAGCATAGCTAATGCAGTATTATCATCAGTTTCAGCTACATCTAATCCTAAATATACATCTCTTCCAGTCCAATCTATATCTTCAACTTCACATGCTTTAATTTGTTCCTCAGTTACATACTCTTCCCCACAATTTTCTGGTACAAAATGATTCATAGATTTAGTTAAATACTCTTCCTGTTCATCTTCTTTAATTCTAGCTTTCTCTCTATCTTCTCTAATTAATTGATAGTTTTCTTCAATTCTTAAAGGATTAGCTTGATATAAACCTATGTCATTCCAAAGATTTTCTTCATATGCATAATAAATAAGTGCAAACATTCTTCTATCTTTAACACTACCTTTTAAAACTTTTCTTATATACTCTAAATCCTCTAACATTATAGAGTTATCTATTGCATATGCAGTTGTAGTTCTAAATAATAATGGATTTATAACATTCCTTTGTCCTGATTTCATAGCATTAAAATTACTATTTTCTTTAAAATTAGCATGTTCATCACTAACAAAAGCTGATGGTCTTATAGAGTTATTCTTACCAGCTTCTGCAACCCTTGGCTCAAAGAAACTTTCAGTTAATTTACACTTTATTACACCAGTTTTCGTTTGAGAAATTTTAAATCTCTTTTTTAGTAGTGGACTAGCATTTATTATTTGACTCATAGCTTTTTTAATTTCTGATGCTAATTCTTTAGTAAGACATATAGAATAAAACTCACTAAACTGTTGCTCTGTAAGCATAAGCAATATAAATACTATAGCTATAAGTGCAGTTTTAGCATTTTTTCTAGCTATATAAAGAGTTGCTTCCCTATACCTAAACTTTTTTCTATTATTTTTATATCTCCAACCAAAAATATTAGCTAAAAAAAAGCATTGAAAATCAGCTAAGTTTTCCAATACCTCTTTACCTTCTACATGTCCAGTTGCAAAATTCATAAGTTTAAGTATATTATTTATTCTTAACAATCTTTTTTCATCAAATATAAATTCAAAATCCTCTTGGAACTGATTTTCTTTATAATCATCTAAAAAGATTTTGCATTGTTCTTCAACTTCCCAAGTAGTTATTTCTTTACCTGATATTACATTTTCAGCATATCTTATAGCTCTATCTAATAATATCAATCATAATCACCAGCTAAAGCTTGTAATAAAAGATCTTGACTATCTTCTTTAGCTTGTAAATTAAGATTACTAATCTTAGCTCTAGATTGAGGACTTAACGATAATTCATTGCAGCATCTATAGAAATCTGAATCATACAATTTTTTAGAACTTATAAAATCTTTATTAAATATTAACCCTGGTCTTTTATTTGCTTTCTTCTCTAACTCCTGGAGTCTATCAATAGCAATAGAACACTTAGCTAAGATATAAACATCTAAATTCCCTAATATCTCACTAGCTTTAAGCTCTGACTTTATATAGTTAAATAATAATTTTTGATTATCAGTTAAATAATCAGGTGCTATAAGATTATCATCATTTCCTTTTAATGTATCTTCAAACTCTGCTCTTGCTTCAATCTCTTCTTTAGTCTGAGAACATTCAGTTAGAACCTTAGCACTTTTACAAGGTCTAGCCATTTTTTTGCCTCCTTCTAAAATTAAAATAAATATTAGTTTTAAATTTTAAAACTTCATTTTACAGAAAAAATTTTTATTACTGAGGGCTGTTAACTAGATAGTTTTTTATTTTTTTGAGTCTAATAAGTAGGGGGGGCTATCAAATCCTGAAGTATCTTTATATATTTAGGTTTATCTTCAACTAATTCATGATGATATCTACATAGAGTTATTAAATTGCTATCTTCAAATGCTAGATCTGGATTATCTTTTATCTTAATTATGTGATGCACTTGAACATTTATAGCATTAAATAATCTCATGCCACTAAGCATGTCTATGTTATGCTTACACATCTGACATAACCCTAAATCTCTAGCCTTTATATCACTAGCTTTCCTTTTCCATCTTCCAGTACTTCTTATATCCTTAGTACCTTTCAACTTCTCTTTATATCTACCTCTATTTCTTTTCATGTTAGCTTTCTTCTTATCACATATATAAGTAGCTTCATGTATTCTCCCACAACTACTACAACTAACTAACCTACCCATTTAATAATCAATAACATCCAAATAACTTGGAACTATAATTATCTTTCTATTTGATTCTTTATCCAATGTATCTTGAAGCTTATTCAATTCTTCAGTAGGTAACTTATACTTTAACTGCAATATTAAAGGCTTTCTAAATATTCTAATTAACTTATTTAAGCGCCTCTTCATAATAACTCAACTCCTCTACTCTATAATCTTACTATTTAATTCTTTCTCTTTAAGCTTAAGTGCTTTCCTATCATTCTCTACTTTATTAGGATCTTCTTTCCATGTAGCCTTCTTTCTATTATTTAACCAATACTTTTGTGCTGCTAAATCAGCAGGCTTCCACTTCTTAACATTAGATACCACAACTCTCTCTACTGTTAATACAGTACCTTTTTCATTTACAACCTCTTCTTTAACCTTAGTTGGAACTTGCTCATAGTAATGATATCCCTTGCAGTTTTTAAAGAGTGCTTCTTCTACTTCTTGATTCCTGGTATCTTTAACCTCTTCTATTGCATCTCTAACGACTTTATTTTTAGCCTTTTTATTTTTCCATGTTGAGTAACTTATACCAAGTTTTTCCGCTATTTCTTTATCGGTCAAACCATCACTAACCATAGTCTTTATGCGGTCTACAGCACCTTCTAAGAACTCATCATAGTTTTGTCTTCCCACTAAATCACCTCTTTTTTTCTTAAAATAAATAGCCTTCAGTTTTTTAAAGTACTTTTATTTTTTAAGGGCTTTAAATAGGTAAAAACCAAATAAAGCATTAAAACCACTTCTAAGCAAGTAATTCCAATACTTAAAACCTAATTCATTTAAAACACCTAAATAGGTAATAACTGTATAGATTAACGATTCCTATTTTTAAGTGCATATATTAGTAGATATTTTTTATTAACTAATAGAATAAACCTAGTGTACTTTTTGGCTTATTTATCAATAAAAAAAATCAAAGCTTATCATCTGCTATTGTTGCTGCAGAATCAAAGACTTTTTCATCTAATCCTAAATAATTTTTCGTTGTCTCTATACTTTTATGACCTAATGCTCTTCTTAATCCTTCCAGATCTCTTTTAGCTATCCAATATCTAGTCGCATAAGTCTTCCTCATACTATGACCTGATATATTTTTAATTCCTAAAGACTTACCAACTTCAGCTAAAATATTACTAAAACTCTTAGCAGATATGTGAGAACTCCCTTTATTAGATGGAAAAGCATACTGAGATTTACTTTTCCCTTTAATAAATTCTCTTAGTAACTTTCTTAATCTACTCTTTATTGGAACTTCTCTCTTTTTAGGTGCTTTTCTAGTAGACCCTGGATTTTCTCTTATATGTTTTAACCACGCTTTGTATTGTTTCTGCTCCTGTATTAAAAATCTATCTTCTTCTAAAGCTTCTTTAATTTCTCCTACAGTAAGCCTTACAATATCTTGAGTTCTATATCCAGTTGCTACTCCTAAAAAAAATAGCATCATATTTCTTTCTGCATATTTCCCACTTAATTCTTCAAGCCTATACTTAAACTGTTCATACTTATCTTCTGGTATAGGAACTGCTGGCACCTTCTCCCCTCGATTGTTTATGGAATTCATTTTATTTGTCTTAACGCTCCATTTTTTCTCTTATAAGAACTATGGCTCATAAGGTCTTTCAGTTCATTTTCATTAAATTTCTTATCCCTAAGTTTATTAATTTTATTAAATTCCTTAGGTTGTTTTCCTTTAACTATTTCTCTTATTTTCATTCAATCACCCCACTTATAAATAGCAACAAAAAAAGAACCTTAGTTAAATACTAAAGTTCTTTTTTGTAATCCCATTTTTCGTCGAGAGGTCTTTTAAATATTAGAATTATTTTATTAAGGCTTGTGTGCCTTTTTTCCCTATACCCTTATACTACATTATTTTTTTCTGCTTGTCCTTAAATTATTTTTATTATTTTTTCATTATTTTCCCTTTTTATTTTAAATGTTATTATTGTTATTAATAATACTCAATGCATTCGCAAATATCAAACCAAATGCTTTTCTTTCTGGAATAGAATTTTTATACTTTTCATAAATATTCTCATACCCACAAAATCTTAAAGTTAGCCAAAACTCATCTCTTCCACAAAGAATTTTCCCTGATAATCCAGTATTACAAAATTCCCTATAAGCAAATTTATGATTCCTCCCAAAATAACCTATAACCCTCCAGTATTGAGATTTGTATTGATCTGCTCTCCAAGTTTCACATATTGCAACTGCTAAAGCCTTGTTGTTCTCCATTAACTCAACCATTTCTCTTTTAAAAGGCTTTAAAGACTTGTCATATCCTTTATAAAGTTTTCTAATTCTATTTTTACTTCTCATAAATCCTCCTAATAAATCCCCAACATATTTTTATTTTTTGATATATTCCCTTTTTTGTTAAAACTTTCTTTTAACTGTATTCTACTAATATTTATAAGCTTTAATTCTATTGACATCCATTTCTACCTTTTCTTATTTTAAACTTAGTTAAATAAAACTGTTTTATCATTTAATAAGTACAACTTAATTTCTTTGTACTTAACCACATACCAAAGCATATAAGTGTTTATATAGCTATCTTCATTTAACTTTTCGCCATTTCTCCACTTGTATCCTAAGTTGTCCAATTCTTTAAAAATTCTCTTTAATTCTTGCTCTTTAGTTAAAGAAATCTCTTCTATAATAGTCCCTCTGTGATGTTCTTCTTTATACTTCTTTCTTATAATCATTTATCCCCACCCTTTCTTACTTTAAACTAAAGTTTATCTCTACCTTTTATCCTCATTATCACCAATAAATAATAACTGCTACGTGTATATCTATACTTGAATCAAAATAACAAGATAATCCCTCTATTCTCTCTATTTTATTTTCTTCCAAAAAGCATTGTATATCTTCTCTTAACCTATGACCATATTTTTGCTTTAATACTTCACACTTTATTTTTTTAGTTTGATGTAAATTGTCATATTCTAACACTTCACACTCTGATAATTGTAAAATGACTTCATCTCCATCTATATCTACTACGCAATATCCTCTTTCCTCTTCATGTAAAACATCATATATTTCACCTTTAGCTATATATTTTCTTTTTCCTTTTAAGGTAAATTTATCAACTAAACTTCTTACTTTCATGCTTATCCCTCCTTTTAACTTTAAGGTATATATTTAATAACCTTTTTGCATTAACTTTAAATTTTTTAGCTGTAGCACATACACCTATTTCATCAATGCTTTCTATAAGATTAGGTAAATAACCACTTTTCTTTTCCTTAACAAAATTTATTTGTCTTATATTTTTAAATTCATTTGGAATAGATTTATTTACATATGAATTTCTCCATTGTTTATATACATCTTCAGAATCTTCTTTAGAAAGGTTAAACCTATGAACTAATTCTCGTATAACATAATCTTTTTCTTCCTCTGAACATGCATAAAGAAAATTTTTTATTTTATCCATTTCTAACACATCCCTATATTTTTCTTAAATATCTAATAATTATTTAATATTTGTATTTCTTCTTCCAATGCTACTGTTGGTATATAATTTTTAATTATTCCTTTAGCTCTATCAAGATATCTTCTTTTTATTGCTTTATACTTTTTAACTCTAAACTGTCTTTTAACTTCTCCCCAAATATCTGAGTAAACTTTACTTCTCAAAGATTTATCTTTATATGCATTAGCTTCCTTTCCTCCTAAAACCTTTATTCCTACACTCCTTACTAACGCTGATAATTCTTCAGGTTCATCACCTATTAATGGTAAATCATCTTTAAAATCATTAAATTTTTCATCTAAGTTCACAACTTTCTCTTCAACTTCTTTTAAAGCTTTAACTTGTAATTCTAATAATTCTAAATTTGATTTTTGTTTTGATATATATTGACCATCTTTTCTTATTTCAGGTATTACATCTACCGCTAACCACATCTGAAATTTTTTAGCTGAATCATTATTTGCTTTCATTGCCAATAAATAAAATAAACTTTCTGGAATAAAATCATCTTTCTGCAACTTACTGCAGAAACCAAATTCCTTGCAATAATTATTTATTGCAGACCATCTTATACTTCTATATACTCTTCCATTTTTCTCTTCTAAAAAAGACCATCCTAATCCTATTGCTACATCCTCAGCATTAATAGAAATGCTACCATCCATATTTTTAATAGCTTTTACACTTACTCCCAAATCTATATTATTAAATTCAATTAAATTACTCATACTTATACCTTCCTTGTTATTTTTATTTCTAAATATCCAATATCTGCTTAAATATACTTTCAAATATAGTTACTGGAATACTATTTCCAGCTTGTTTATATAATGCTCCATTGAGTTTACCTTCTCTTCCTGGATGCACCTTTAAAGCAGCATTAAAATCTTCATCAGAATAGCCTTGTAGTCTCCAACATTCTTTTTCCGTTAAATATCTATATAGTCCATTTCCTAAGTCAACGATTCCTGAATTAGGGCAGCGCATCTGCTTACAAGTTATTGTTTTACAATGGTCTTCTATTATTTCTAATCTACCTTTAAAACTTCCGCTTCCCCCTATTCTTCTAAGCATACTCGGTTGTTTAACTATATATTTTTCTTCTACATTTTCTTCTAAAAATTCTTTTATATGTGGTGTTTCCTTTTTTTCTAACTTCTCAAAATCAAATAAATTTTCACCTAAAATAGATATTGTAAAAACCCTATTTCTATCTTGTGGCAATCCAAAATCCATAGCATTTAAAACATCAAATTTATTTTTATACCCTAATTTCTCCATTTCATCTAAATATCTATTAAAATTATGTCTCATATGCTTTGAGAGAACATTTTTAACATTCTCCCATATAACTATTCTTGGCTTCCAAACTCCCATTTGTTTAATAATATTAAGAGTTTCCCACATAAGACTACTTTCTGTTCCTGAGCCTTCATCAGCTCCCTCTTGCTTACCGGCTATACTGAAACTCTGGCAAGGACTCCCATGTATAAGAATGTCAGGTTTAAGATTATACCCAACTACCGATTGAGTTTTATATTCTAAATCTTTCTTAAACATTTCATTGTAACTTCTTACTGCTTTTCTATCTATTTCCACATAGTCTATCGACTTCACAGGAACCCCTAGATTAACTAAAGCTTTACGAGGAGAACCAATTCCGCCAAATAACTCTAATATCTTTATCATTTTTCCCTCCGTATATTATCTATAAAATTTCTTGTGATACTTTGCCTTAGAATCTTTTATCACATCATATTTATAGTTATAGAATAATCTTTCTTTATTTCTTTGTTTTCTCTTAATATCAGCCATATATCTTCTCACAAATTCTTCTTTACTCATTCCCATAATAAATACTCCTTATAAATTAAATCCTTTTATATTTTTTAAAGGAATAGTTCTATGCCAATCTTTACTCTTCAAATTCCCATTAGTATTACTTAGTATTAAGCAATTATATCCATGGTCATATGCCACTCTGCTTTCTTTTGATAAAGTTATAATCTCACCATTTATTAACTCAATCTCTACATTTTCCTTAAAACCATCATCTAAATAAGCGAAAAATAATAATAACTTATCATAATTATCAGTTAAATCCTTTATATTATTAGCTGCATCAATTCTACTTCTTGCTTCCTTTACAAATCCATTCATCACACTATACCCTCCATAACTAACTCTTTATATTTTTTATTTACAGATCCCGATGACCTTCCTAATTCAATTGCAATTTTATTTTCACTCATGCCTTTCTTTTTCATTTTCAAAAGCATTTTAATTTCTTTATCTGACCACCTAATTACAACTCTTCTCTTAAGCCCAAGCTTTCTAATCCTAATAGATATTGCTTCTTCAGTTCTCCCTACTACTTCCCTAATTTCTTTAAGTGAATAATATTTATACATTCTCCTTAAAACATCATCTTCTTTTTTAGTCCATCTAGCATTCTTTTTCTTACTATATTTAATATCATTTAAGCGTTTTTCTCTAACCCAATCAGGCTCTCTCCCTAAAATATTTCTATCTATGTTAGCAAAGTTTATTAAATCTTTATTCTTCTCAGCAAAATCCCAAAAGTCTTCTATTTTTATAAACGTAAAAACAGAAGATTTATACTTTTTAAATTTTGTTGTTTTCAATCCTTTTTTTATCCAAGTTCTTACCCTTCCTCCTCCTACTTTGCATATAGATGCAAGATTGCTTACTGTAATAGCATCTATAGAATTTATTGAAGTTGAAATATTTAACCTCATTAATTTTTTCTTTACAGCTTCTTCTGTTCTTCCTAATGATTTAGCTATTGTTGAAGTTTTAAGTTTGTCTGACATTTCTATAAGTTTAATTACTTCATCTTCACTCCATAATTTCCCACCCAATATAATCACCTTTCTTTATAAAATAAGCAGCTACATTTAAGTAACTGCTTATTTTATTTATATCCTAATGCAACCGCAAATTTTTCTAATGCTTTATTTCTTTCTCTATAGAAAACACTCTCTGATATTTTTAGCTCTTCTAGTATTTGCTCTCTACATTTCATATCTTTAAAATACCATTCTTCTATTATGCTCTTTTGTAATCCAGATAAGATTACCAATACATTTAATATCTTCTCTACTTTACCTTTATACTCCTCATTTTCTATCACAATTTTCTCAGTTGGAGAACTTGGATGATGCACCTTGTTATAAACTTTATTCCAATCAGTAGCACTCCCTAAACCTGATAGTTCAGCATTAATAAGCCAAAGTGGGAAGTTAAATAAATCAGATTCAACCGATTTTTTCACTAATTTCCATGTTTTACTCATATAATTTTCCTTTCTAAATCCAAATAAAATTGCAAACTATAGTTATAATGCTTATCCAAAATACTAAACATATTAAAAACAATAATATCCATAGACATCCTTTACTCATGTTTCTTCTCATACTTTCTTAACTCCTTATTAGCTTTATTTAACCGCTTTCTAAACTCTTTAAGGATACCATTTGTAAATAGCAAACTACTCTTTAAGTCTCTATTTTCATTTTCAAGTTCTTTTATTCTTTCTTTGCATTCTTTACAACTCATTAATACTCTCCTAACAGATTGACTAATCTTTTTAAATTCTTTTTTCTGATTCTCTGACTCTTAGTTCTTCTTGCTATTAGCTCTAGTTTTATCTTTAATTTTTCCTCTTTAGTTATCTTCTTACCTGCAGTATACCTTTCTCCAAAATATCTGCTTAACTCTTCTAATTTCTCTTCAATATCTGAACTTAACAGAGTTGCATTATGTAACTCTGTTGTTTCTTTATAAACATTCTTAACTAACTTACTTATATAAATTTTACCGAGCTTACTTTTCAAAAAGCATCTTTTTAAAAATCCTTTTATTTTTTTAAGCATTTTCTTTCCCTCCTAATATACATCTTTGTTTCTTAATGATATCCTCATGAAGTCTTTTATCAACTTCTATAACCTTATCGTAATCTAACCCATATTTATCTATAGCTTCATGTAACTTATCTCTTAATTTTTCCATATACTACACCCCTAAAAATATTTGATTTCTCGAAATAAGAACTAACTCTTTTCTCTTAACTTTCAAAATTTCTCGCTTGTGTTTATATTCCTTCTCAGTAGTTATCCAAATATAATTGCTATCATCAGCTATTGAAAATACTATATATCTTTTTCTTGAGTATTTTTTGTTTAGCTTTACTGTATCTCCTACGATAAATTTACTAGAATCCATTTTGAAACTTCCCTTTCTTTCCTGGAGCCAAAAGATCTGCTTGCAATAATAATTGATTCCTTTAAACTCTTCCCATTAAAGTATTCATTTTCAACTTTCTTTAGATAATCCTTATCTTCTTTATTTAGATGCTGCATTTATTTGCTTCCTTATTTCCTCTAAATACTTCAAATATTCTTTCTCACAGTTTATAACCTTGTCCACTTCTAGAACCCTCCCATGCTTTTTCTATAACATCTACAGATACCCCATATATATCTGCAAACTTATCTTTAAGATTATCAACAGTTTTAACTTGTCCGTTTTCTATTCTAATTAGTTGTCTTTTAGATATCCCTAGTTTTTCTGCTACTTTATAAGCTTTTAATCCTATATCTTCTCTTAATTTTCTTAATGAAATTGTTCTCACCCCCTATATTAATTATGTCACATTTTGGTGTAAAATAACAATCTAATATTTCCTTATTTATCTAAATTATCTCTTTATTACTCTTATTTGCTTCCTTTTTCTCTACTAGTCACATTTTGGTGTATTTTTATAAATTTTTTCCATGTTTTTTCACACTTTAATAACAAAACCTATTGATTTGTCACTAAAAAATGACTATAATATACTTAAGGTACAAATTAAAGGAGTGTTATCATGACTAGTACTTCTCAAATTTGTGATAAATATAAAGATTTTAGAGACAGATTAATAAAGTTTAGAGAGTCTACAGACTTTAAAACTAAAACTGAATTTGCTAACTGGTTAGGAGTTCCTAGAAATTCTTACAGTATGATTGAAACTGGATATCGTCCACCAAATCAAAAGTTTTTTGATCAATTACTTTTAAAAACTGGTAAACCTGAAGAGTTTTGGGTTTATGGTGTGGAAGATGATAATCAATATGCTAAGGCAAGAGAAGATTTTAAAATGCTAAAAAAAGCAATTGATGATGTAGTAGATCTTGGGCTATTAGATTTAGATGGTAATTACACATCAGCTCAAAACGAAACAATAGCAAAGAAATTAATTAATACTGCTCTGAATGCTGATATTTATCACATTCTATTAAAAAAAAGACAAGGTAATTAATACCTTGTCTTTTTCATTTCCCTAATACTTTAATAACTTAATTTTTACTCTTCTTATTTTTTAATATTTCCTTAATGATTTTTACATACAATAATTCTTGTTCTATTATTATTTCCCTAAATTTCATGTATATATTACCACCTCTAAATATTTTTTAACTTCAAAAATATTTTAACATGACTAAATATAACTGGTACTTATATCGCTCGACATATTCCTACAAAATTACCACTAACTCACTATTTATAACCTGATACTATATATAGTAAATTTAGACGTGGTGATTATTTTGAATAATGTAATAAGAAAACTAAGAAAAAAAAGAAAGCTTACTCAATCTGAGCTGGCCATAAGATGCAATGTATCTCAAGCCTATATATCTCAGTTAGAACATTATGAGGTTATTCCATCTGTTCCAATGATCCTTGAACTATCTAAATGGTTAAAGGTTTGCCCAGATGAAATACTTGTACATTTTTTATGTCCTAATTGTCCTTATAGTAAGTTTTGTAAGCATGATTGCTTTAAAGCTCCCACATATAAGGCACTAGAGTAACAAAAAAAAGAAGAGTGGCACCTTCACTCTCCTTCTACACTTTCATTCCTGGTATCTTATCCTATTCATAATCACCACCATTCTTATTCTCTTTACACTAATCTCTATAAAATCTATACTTTCTAATTTATATCCTATATAAATCTAAAACTAATAGTTTTAAACTGCGTTCCTAAGAAAAAACTTTAAGTAAACACTTGCTATTTAAGTGCCGAAGGCTTATCGTTGGGGAACTGTGGACACTTCCGAGGACGCAGTAACCCTAAAAAAACGGGTTACAAACTTACGTTGGGTTTACTGAATTGTTTCCCTCGGTTAGCACTCTCCTTGTAATAAAAAAGACTTTAACAAGTTGCATCTAGCCCACAACCTGCACCTAAAGGCTTGTCTTAGTTCCGTACTTCCGTACCTAGCGTTCCACCCCTTTATTTTTGTTTACCTATCCTGTAGGTGTTGAGAATAAAGAAAACTCAACTGACGACATAGCACCATATGGAGAGTAATGATCCTACGCCGAGTGATTTTTATATCGGTCACTAATCCACAGATTATTTATCCTGTTTTTCTGTATTTCCAGTTGCTTCTATATTAAGTTTTCAAAAACTAAATAAAAAAAGTCATTTTCACATGGTATTCCACGCAAAAATGACTTGAAAATTCTATAACACTTTGATATAATTCTATTATATTTTGAATTATATTAAAGAGTTCTCTAACAAGCTTTTTGGTAGTTTCGGTACCATTAAGTTTCGGCTTATCTAACTGTCGCCAAACGGTCAGATAAGAGTTGAGGACTTTTTTTTATTTAATTTATGTACTTATTATACACCATGTCACCAATTAGTGTAAAGTATTTTTTCTTAAAAATATTTGAATAATATTTTAATAATATTTTACATCAATTATCCACATATAACAACAATTTTCTGTGGATAAATTTTCTCAAATTAAAAAAAGAGTAGTATCCCTACTCTTTTAATGTTTATTACGTTTCCTTAACCATTCTGTTATACAAGCATGTTCTAACTCTTCAACTTCTCCAAGCTCTTCATCATCATAAATAAATGTGTGTGTAACAACTGCTTTGAACTTTCTACCACATGTATCACATACTAAATCATTATCTACAATATAATCTCCATTTAAAACAGCCTCTCTGTAATCATAATCAGCATCTTCATATACAACTAATCCATTACACCCTTTCCTATTGCACCTCATAGCTCCCATGCTCATTATTTTATATCCTCCCTTATATTAATCATCATCTACATCTTCTATAAAATCTAAATTTTCCTCAAGATCCATATTTTTTTCTACGGATTCTGAAACTTCTTTTGCATTTAATATTTTTTCCATCTCTTTTCTTACTAAATCAGTTATATCTATATTACTACTATTATTTAAATTCTTTTCTTTATTTTCCTCATAGAATCTAACTGCCTGGCATAAATAATCTGTTATTATAATGCCTTTATTTTTCTTTTTATCTAATATATCTTTAACATCTTCATTCTTTCTGGAGAAAGTTAAAGTATATCCTCCACCTTGTCTTACACTCGGCATTGTATTACCTCCTAGTCTTTTATCTTCCAAAAAGCTCCCTATCTACCTCTTTTAATGAACTTTCAGCTAGACTAATTAAATTTCCCAACTCTTTTTTTATTTCTGGCATATCATCAGTTAAAGCGTCTCTTGTTTTTCTAATCCTATTATTATACTCTTGAAGTGCTATCCTACAAATTTTTAACTCTTCTATATTTAAATTCATTATTTACTCTCCTTACCATATTTCTTAAATGCTACTTTATATAATCCTTCTACTGTACTTAATTGAGGATTTGAAGGAATATAAGCATGTTCTAAATTCTTACTTATATTTTCTTTTATATGTTCTGTCGTTCCTCCAACAAATATAACTCTATCTAGTTGGTCTACATCCACCTTATGCTCTTTTATAATCTTCATTACTTCTTTGTAATATTCTTCCTTTGTCTTTTTAATATACTCTACACTCTCAGTATCTAATTTACCTGCTTTCTTAAGTCCACCTTCTTTTAATGCTTTTTCAGCTATATCTCTCTTAACTAAATTACCATTTTTATATACTGAAAGCTGCTCTCTTGTTATTTCTATTAATCTATCTGTTCCACATTCTTCTATGAATCTATCATCCTTTTTACAAACCATATTAACATATAGACTCATTCCCATATTTAATCCACCTAAATCTACTATGGCTACAGTTTGATCCTTAAATAAATTAGGTTCTAAATATAATATTCCACTACCTTCTGCCTTTATAGTTATATCTTTTATTTCAAACTCATAATTATTACCATCTACAGTTATTTTTATAACTCCGTCACCTTTTATGAAATTCTTATATTCTTCTTTAGCTTCTTTAATAAGTAAAACACTCATAGGACATGCTAATACCATATATATTTCATTGTCTTTAGTTCCTGGTTCTAAAAATTGTGTTATAGCAGTATAACATGCTAATTGGTGTAAGAATTCTGTTTTTGAAGTATCTTCACTTTTTTCTTGACCTTGCTCTCCAACTATATATTTTTTCTTATTAAACTCAACTAAATGACTATTACCTTCAACATCTATATCTCCATCTGCAAGATCATACATCTTAGTTCTAAATCTAACTACCTTTCTATCATCTGAAGTTAAATCTATATCTCTTCCTGTAAGCTCCGTTTCATATTTCCCTATGTCTGCACTTAATATTATTTTTTTCATTATTAACCTCTCTCCTTTAAAATTATT